TAAGGATATGGACATACCACGACCGGTATTGCCAGTAGTAGTAGCTGATACAATTCTTGATCCGTTGTCAAATTCTATACTCCCTTTGTTGTAGTTCACAACTCCACTACGAATGTAATCGTCACAGAGTTCGTATCCATAGCGAATACGTTGCATAATTTCTTGTGAGCCTGTGTATTTGTGCGCGGCCACTAGGATAGTTTGATCCGGGTGAAACATGGCATACCACAACAAGTAACTGGACGCACAAGTTGTTTTACCACTCTGACGTGGCAACATGTTGATGTTGAATCTATAATCGTGGTATGCTTGAAGCAATCGTTCCTGATATTCAAAAGGCTCAAATTTGACCTTGCCTTTGACAGGATGCTGTATGTGAAAGAAGTTCTTGGCAAAATGCAAATAACCCTCTTTTGGGTCAGCACATTTTAACAAGTGTTGAACTTGCTCTTCTGTAAACTTTTCTTTTGTGTGCGCCTTTTTAGTCAGTACGCCATCTAGTGATTTTGCCATACTCTTATTTACACAAAAAAATAGCTCCCGAAGGAGCTATTTGGCACTGTTAAACAGAGTGCTAACTGCGACGAATATTAACCTACAGCGCCTGGATCTTGCATTGGATCTACTTGCATAGTTTCATTCATGCCTAAGTCACTTGCAAAACGATCACTGATCCATTCGTACGGATCTCCGTCACGGGCTTTTTTCACACCATACGGCATGTCATCAAAATAATAATCATATAACGCATCGTACAAACTATCACTCATTTCGCCAAATTCTTCAAAATCCATAATGTCACGCTTGTATGTGTGCATGATATGTTGCATTGTGTGACCAGTATCGTCTGTAAGTACACTTTCTGTTAAATCGCGTGTCTTAACTTCATTATATAAATTGTGTAGTTTTTCTACTAGGCCTTCATGTACTGTTGTACTCTGACGTAAGGTGTTATTGCCTGGACTGTAATGTGGGTTTGATCCGCCTTTTGAATGCATATCGTTGCCTTTGGCAGTAACAGCATCAACACCGTGTACATGTACACCTGCATCGCCGTGAGCACTGTTTCCAAATGTTTGTCCGTTATCACCCATTGCTTCTTCAAAGTCGTCATCGCCTAGCATTGGTTCTTCGTGGTCATGTTCCGCATCATGATGAGAGGCTTGGCCGTTTTCAATGTTGCGTAAAATGCTCATTAGGTCTTTGATGCCGCCAGCACCTGAACCATTCATGCTAACGTTCATAGTAACGCTGTCTTGTTGTTCAGGTTGCTCTGGCTTGCCCATAGGCATTGGCATACCCATTGGCCCGCCAATGATGATACCTTCACTATCTGCTGAAGCATCGGTGTGTACTGGAGCAACTTCTGCGCCTTCTTCTATGTTGCGTAGCTTGGTCATTAGATCTTGTAAATTCATTATTTTACTCCTTTTACACTGGGCACTTTAACCTGTTTGGTAAAAATATTTTGAAACTTTGTTTTTGTTTCCACTTTCTTACCAGGTTTTTCCTTAACATGCTTAGGAGTGTCTGATGCTAAAATCTCATCATTAATACCTTTAACTTGTGTACCTTGTGTCTTATTTTTACTTAATTCTTTCAAGAAATTCATCTTGTATTCTTCGCCTGCTAGGTTCTGATTATCACTGGACTCTGGCTCAGTGCCTATCAATGCTTTACCACTACGCTTGTCGTTGGCATGGTTAAGTTCATATTCTTTTTCTTCTGCAAAGTTTTTGACTTTTACATTTGCCTGTGCAATGCCACAACGTTCTGCAATCATATCACGTATTTGCAAGCTGGTAGCTGGGTAACTGGTACACACATCAAAAATAGTCATTCCAACATTTTTATGTTCTGGAAATTCTGATTGACGCTCTTGAATTGGAGTGCTTTTACCTGCACTGCAACTTTGAACGTGGAATTGCGCTAATGCTAGCTTCATTTGAGCGGCACAATCTTTTGGGCAATCGCCAGCAATTTTGACCTTGAATTAGTAGATCTTTTTGCTTTCTGTTAAGTAGTCTTTAAATGATTTCATAGTTGGATCCTAGTCATGTATTTATTTTAAATTCTTTAATTTTTCCAACAAACTGTTGCGATCTGTGACAATTACACCCTCGCCTTGGATAGTAACACTGTCATCGACACCAAGTGCATCTTGGTCTAATTTCTGTTTTTTAAGTTGCAAATCGATCATTTTTAACTTTTTATGAAGTTTTGCACTCTTAGCACTAATAGCATGTCCCAGCATACTAGCGGCAACTTCAAACAGTCTGCCGCTGTATCTAGCTTCAACATTCATGCCTAAGTCCATAATGTCCTCGTAGGCATCTTTTGCTTTTTGTGCAAGGTCGTCTAGTTCTTGATCGCCAACATCACCTAAACCTGTTACTTGCGGCAAGGCTGCGCTGATTTTATCATACTCATTTATATTGCGAATGAACGGCGCTGCAAGCTCTGCTTTGGCTTGTTTCTTTTCTTCCTGTTTAACAATTTTCTTGCTTTCAGGTAAATTTAGTAGTTCTTCAAGTTTCTTGGTCATAATACTACTTATGCTTAGACCTGACTGAATATATCATTTTCATTAAGAATTCGGAACTTTATGCCCTGTTGCTTGCACCAAAGGCTTGCACTGGCCCACTTGGCTTGATTCTTAATAAACTGTGCTTGATTGTATTTGTTTTTGCCCACACGTTCAAGTATGCTTTGACTAGCTGGCTTAATTTCAATTAGTTCAGTTGACACGCGACCATTTTTATCCACGTATTGTATGAAAAAATCTGGCACATAAACTGTTTGTCTATTAGTGAGCGGGTCTTTGTAGGGAATTTGCACAGCTTCGCTGGCCCATTTTTGGATAGCTCTATTGTTGTCACAAAAATTCATGAAACTCCACTCCCAGCTGGACCTGTAAGTTGGAACCTTAGTGCCAACGTACTTTTCAGGATGTTTCATTGCGAATTTACCGCGAGCAAATTTAGCCATGTTACACTAAAATGTTTCGGCTTTCGTAAGTATCGGTAACGGGCTTTACTCTATAACCTAGTAGACTAGTTTTTTCTCTACTGGCATTCAACACTTGCGTGATCACTTGGCTTAACTGTACATCTGTTAAACCTTTTAAACTATCTAACAAGGCAAACACATTTACATTTTCAGTTCTTGCTTGATTTAATAATGTAATTGCAATGCTACTGGCACTGGTTGTGTCAAATCCTCGCTTTCCAAAGAACCCAGTGACCGCATCTATTTGATCTGCGGGAAAGCTCACAGGCTTTGCAAAGAAATTATCAAAGAATGTCTTTACATTTTTTGAGCTAACAGGTGTTTGTGGTAAATTTGTTATCATAGATTATCCAAAGAAGTCACTTAAATCAGACGGTGCAGAGCTTGAATTGTTGTCACCGCCTGGGAATATTGTGTCCGACAAGCCGCCAACAGCTTCACCGATTGACGTTGATACATCACCGATTACTCCGCCCACTGCATCTATTGCGCCACCCACTGCACCACTTACAGCATCTATTGCGCCACCAAACGCATTACCAATACCAGCTACCCCGCCTAGTGCATTGAATACACCAATACCGGCAGTTGCAAGCGCAACACCCCCAGCAATGTTGCTTAATGCGCCGCTTGTATTTTGATTTTCATTTACAGAATTAATAGCATTGGCAAGTATGCCAGGTGCAAGTCCTGAAGTATCGATCGACTTAACAAAACTAGGATTGTTTACTGTTGGGTCTGGATTAGGTCCTTTTAGTGGACTTGCTGATAAATCATAGTGAGAATCTTGCAGGGCAAACCCTTCTGGATCTCCAGGAGTTACCGCACCAACACTGAATGTCACTGCTTCGTATGACAGTTTCATATCAAAGTCATGAACGCCGGCATCACTGTAGCTTACTTTGCCGTAGTTCCAACTAGTAATAAGTGGATTGATTATTTTGTAGCAAATGTATTCATGTCGGGCCATTTGATAAATTCTAATGTAATTAAAAAATGGTTGTGAACTGCCATTATCGAAACCATAAGGGTTGGGCATGGCACTTCTATAATTTTGCATGGCATTACGTGCGTATGCGCCTGGATTGGTTGCGGTTCTTGCATCAGCATAGTAGTAACTCCAATATGCTTGCCACAAGTGATTGATTAGGCCCATGTTGTCGTCGTGAAATTTTACAGATATTTCACCGTACTTTGCCTTGTATTGCACTACTTTTTTACGGTTATACTGATTTAATGTTGCAGTATCCATGGTAAAACTTGGCAAGTCTATATTCTTGACCAACATGTTAATTTCTTGACCGTAACGCTGAACTAGTTGTGCATTTTGTAATGCGCCATAGTTAATACCAAACGCCACATGAAATAAGAAATTACTTTTGGGTGCTAATCTAAACTGATCAGCCGTGAAAAGATTGGCTGCATGTTTGTAGTCTTTTAAGATAACCTGATCACCGTTTAACTGGTTAGTAGGATCTAGAGTTGGATTAGATGTGAATGCCATAATAATATTTATCGAAAATATTAACTGCGTACTTAATGACTAGTCAACAAAAAGTCCACCTAAGTGGACTTTGTGTATTAAGAACCCATTACGTTGTTTGATGTGCTTGCGCCTGGAGTCATTACAGCAGGTGTCACGCCTAGTGCGCCGCCTGTTGTCTGTACTGCATTGTCAAATTGTATGCTTAGGTCTAGTACAACTGCTTCTTGAGCCTTGTAATCAAGACCTTGATAGTTAGTGGATACCAAGTAGCAACCATAACATACCCAAGTTTCAAGTACGTTTGGAGTGCTGGTTCCGTTACCACCGTCCAACATTTCAATACGCAATGTAAACTTGTAGTCGCCAGCTGAAGCTGCAGAGCTTTGTTCAAAGAAGTCAAATTGTCTTTGATTTTGTTCGCCAACTAAAGTTGTAACAGCGCCTGTAACGTCGTCACGGATTTTAACTGCGATTGGATCCCAAGTAGGCTTACCTGCGTAGTTGATTTTACTGTTGTAAATTTCAATTACTTGGTTTGCAAATTTAACACTTGGGCGGGCACAGTCTTGAACTTGTTTTGTAAGTTCTGTAGTACTGCCGCTTTTACCAAAGTTTTCAAATGTTACTCTGAAACGATACTTTAGCTTGGGCATCAACATGCCCTGTGAGCCTGCACTTTGGTCGCTTGCTAGTGGTACTGTAAAGTTAGATAATGCTGCGATTGCCATTTATATTCTCCTATTATGCGCCAAGTCCAGCTACACCACCAGT